AGATCCTAAAAGAAAATTTCGATGGAGAGTTTCTTTTGGTAGCGCCAACGAAGGAAGTCAGGTTGGTGATGGTTCTGGAGTTATTTGGTTTGCAAAGTCAGTAACAAAACCAGAAATGACTGTTAGCGACACTTCGCACAAGTTCTTGGGGCATACATTTAAATTTCCAGGTTCTGTTGAGTGGAATGATTTGGAAGTTGTATTAGTAGACCCTGCTTCTCCAGATGCTGCTAGACAGACGTTGCAAATACTACATTCAGCAGGATATAGATTTCCTAACGAACAATACCTTTCCGGTCCAGAGGCCTTGAAGACAATGTCTAAGTCGGATGCAACTGTTGCTCTAAAACCTTTTGTTATTGAGCAATTAGACGCAGACGGACAAGTTGTTGAAAAGTGGCAGCTACATAATCCTTTCGTAACCAAGGTCGGCTTTGGAGATCTTGACTATGGTGTTGATGATTTGTCAGAAATCTCTTTAACCATTAAGTACGACTGGGCATCCTTTGATCCTGATGCTGTAACCGATATATTCACTACTGGATATGCGCCACAATAACGGGAGCCATAAATGACATGGTGGGGTACAGATTTAAGTAGGGGCAGTTATCAGCCAAAACAAAAGAATCGTTTCGCTGTTGAGTTAATAAACGGCGGAATGCTTCTGTCTATATCCTCTATTACAAAACCATCTGTGACAATTGAGTCAAAGCAATATCAAATGATTAACCATTATTATAACTATCCCGGTATTGCAAAATGGGAACCAATCACAATGAAGTTTGTTGATGGTGCTGGTTGGGGTAATCAAACAGATTCCATAAAGGTCGCAGGTCAAGATATTAGTCTGGAGGCTCCTCCAAATTCCAGAATGACTTCTGCTGCTCTTTGGGAGATGCTTTTAGCCAGCGGCTACACTCCACCTAGCGGAGAAACAGGCTTCAGCAGTAGAGAAAAGTCGATTTCCAGTCCAGAAAAAGCATCAACCATGGATCTGTCTTTTGGGGGCAACATCGTAATACACCAACTTACACCAGAGGGTGTGAACAAGAATGGCATCCTAAGATCGGTGGAAACTTGGACGTTGCACAATCCAATTATAACAAAGATTTCTTGGGGAGATTTAGATTATGGAGACGATGGCCTTGTTGAATACACTTTAGATATTACATATGACTGGGCTGTTCACACAGGGCACAACCCTAACGATACAGAGTTGTCCGACTCTATCCAGCCCGGCCTTAATGCTAGCATCTCACCAATGAGCGATTTCCTTAAAAGATCTATTAGATCTAGTTCTATCAAGTCTAGTCTCCAAAATAATCCGGGCAACCAAACATTCGGCCAAAGCACTGGGGGTTTTGGTGATTTCAATCCAAGCTCAGGTGGGACAATAGGATAGTCAAAAAACATTCAAACTTTACATTTAAGCGCACTATTTAGTAATAGCGAGGTGATAATTGAGACGCAATAATGAAGACCGATTGATGGGCGGTCATAAACCCACACCAACAGAGGACGCGCCACAAATGGCAAATCCATTGGACTTTATAACTCCAACGCAGTTTGTCCCCCTTCCTTCAAGAGGAAGATACCCCGAAGGACATCCGCTTCATGGTAAGGATTCAATCGAGATCAAGTACATGACAGCGAAAGATGAAGACATTCTAACAAACCGTTCTTTGTTAAAGAAAGGTCTTGCAATCGACCGTCTTATTCAAAACATTATAAAAGATCCAAGCATTAATGCTCGCTCTCTTTATATTGGAGACCGAAATGCGATCATTATTCATGCAAGAGCATCCGCATATGGCGCAGATTATAGAACATCAGTTCAATGTCCAGCATGTGGAGAACAATCAAAGTTTAAATTTGATTTATCAGATCATGAAGAATATGACGGCAATGATATTGAAGGCACAGATATTGTTGACTTGGGAGATGGGACATTTTCTGTTAAACTTCCTTTATCGACAATTGTGGCTCATATAAGGCCGTTAACGGGTCAAGACGAGGTCGATATGCTTTCCGAGGGTAAAGCCAAGGATGCAGCCAACGACCTGATAACAAAGCAAATGAAGCGCTTTGTGATTGACTTTAATGGCTATGCTGATCCAAACACGATCAATACCGTTTGTGATAGAATGGTTGCAACAGATTCAAGATACCTTCGAGACTGTTTTAGGTTGATTTCTCCGGATGTCAAAATGGAGCAAAACTTTGTTTGCAAACACTGCGAACATGAGGAGGTAATGACGGTTCCATTCGGAACTGACTTTTTTTGGCCTGACCGATGAGTACATGGAGCAAGTCTATGAGGCTTTCTTTACTTTAAAGCATTATGGTGGCTGGTCTTTGTTCGAACTTTACAACCTTCCAATTGGACTAAGAACTTGGTGGCTTGAAAGAACCATCGAAGAATACAAGAAAGAAGCAAAGGCAATGAAGAATTGATGGTGCTCGGCATTTGCCGAGCATTTTCTTTTTGAAACTATTTAGTTGAGACGAAGAGGGTTAATAAATGACAACACCACCATCAGGACCTCCAGGACCAACGCCAACAACGGAAGAGCAAAGACAACAGGAGTTGCTTGAGCTTCTTGTTAGATCAAACGCAGAGCAGGCCAAACGAAATGAGTTATTAAGAGAACGTGCCGAAATTTTAAAAATGGGCGCGGATGCTCTAGAGGAACAAACTAGACTACAGACAAGTATATCAACAAAATTACTGGGAGATGTCGGAACCTTGGCTGATATTAATGCGTCCTTGGAGAGCATCGCCACCGCCGAGAGCGCTATTGACGCATTAATATCAGCCGCCACGGGGGAGAAGAAAAAGCAGCTTGAACTCCAAAAAGCAGAAATAGACGCAGCGAATGATCTTTTAAAAATAAAAATTAGAATCGCCGGCGAGGAAAAAACACTTAGGGAATTTCTAGTAACATCTACTGATGACCCTGCTGGTGCTCAAATAAGAAGAGATGCTTTGCAGCAAGCAAATGCGATCAATGCAGATTTTTTAAATCTACAAGGAAAAGTAAAAGGAGTATCGGAAAAAGTTGCCAATTCAATGGGTCTTGCAAATAATTTTGCAAGCACAAAATTGGGAAAAACTACCGAAATTTTTTCACGCTTTAAACAAATGAATGGCGTAATTGAAGGTGGTGTCGCCAAAGGATTAAAAAGCGTAGTAGGACAAACTTTCAATTTTCACGCCATTATAGCACAAGTTGTGGAAGAAATTTTCAAAATAGGCGTTGCTTTGGATGATGCATCAAAAAAACTTGGAGCGGATACTGGTTTTGGAAATGTATTTCAAAATCAACTACTCAACATACACAAAGCGGGCAACATGGCTGGTATTGGTGTTGAGCAAGCATCGGCAGCAATAAGCGCCCTATCCGAAAATGTATCTTCATTCAATCCAAATGCTGACGAAGCAAATTCCCACATGGGCTTGACCGTTGCAAGGCTTCAAAAACTTGGAGTTGCCGCAGGACAATCCGCAAAAACAATCGATATTTTACAACGAACAATGGGGATGACCTCCAAACAAGCAGCCAACACCACAGCGCAACTCGCCTTGATGGGTAAAGAGATCGGAGTCAGCGGTACCAAGATGATCAACGATTTCAATGCCGCCTCTGGTCGTCTTGCAATTTATGGAAAAAATAACATAAAGGTCTTCAAAGACCTCGCCGCTCAAGCCAAAGCTACTGGTATAGAGATGGGGACGCTGCTTAGTATAAGTGAAAAGTTTGATCAATTTGATTCTGCTGCTGACAGTGCTGCGAAACTAAATGCGGTTCTTGGAACCCAACTTTCCACCTTAGAGCTGATGAACGCGACAGATAGTGAAAGAGTTATGATGATCAAGCAACAAGTTCAATCTTCAGTAGGTAACTTTGACTCTCTAGATAAATTCACCAAAATGTATATACAGCAAGCGATGGGCGTGAAAGACGTTGCCGAGGCTCAAAGACTCCTTAATATGTCCACAGCAGAGTATCAAAAATACAAACAAGGACAGCAAGAACAAGCCGACATTCAAGCAACAATGGCAGAAAGAACAGAAGAACTTGTACCAGTAATGGATCAATTAAAATTGGCTATCACAGAAGTTGCTTTGGCTTTTGCTCCCCTAATATCTCTCGTAGCCAGTGCTTTAAAGTTTATAACTCCAGTCATAGCTTTTGTTATAAAGTGGACTGCAAAGCTTGCGCCTCTAATTTTTATGCTTTACGCAGGGTTTCAGGCATTTACTGCTTTTACCGCAGGGGCGGCAACATTACTAACGCCGGTTGGGTGGGTCATCGCGGCAATTGCTGCCTTAGGAGTTGTTTTAGATCAGTTATTTGATATTTTCCATCTGTCAGGGTCTCCAATGCTCTATCAAATGTTTGATTTTATCGCCGGTGCAGTCACAAGAATGGCGGCAGCATTCTTGAATCCAATAACGATGGTCAAGGCTTTGGCTGACGGCTTTAAATCAATGTTCGGGGCTCTCCACGACGAAAATGCTTCTCAAAGTTTTGATATTGCCGCTGTGGCCAATGTTGATATGGACAAGGTTGCTGCTGGTATCACGAAAGTCAAGAGCGCTCTCGCCGAACTATCAAGCGTTAAGGTGTCTGGCATGGTCGCCATGACAACCGACGGAACAAACACGTCCATGATTATGGGATCTGTTGCTACCGAAATGGCTATGCTCTTGTCTGGTGGAAAACTTGAGGTTGACGTGAAGATACCCGAAATGAGAATGCCTGAGATTAACGTAAAAGTTTATATTGGAGACCGAGAACTTCGAGACATCATCAGAACAGAAGTGACATCAGTTGTTGGAGCGGCAGGATAATGTCTTTATATCCTAGAAAATTTGACGTTTACCACATATCCTCTGTACCGAGAGCACCGGAATATGATAGTGGTGGAAATAGGACATTTCGA